TTATACCCGGCGCGCGCGTAAAACTTACTGGTTTTTTCCACCCTATCGTCGTCCAACGCAATCATAAAGATCGCGGCGGCGCCATTTTCTTTGGCCCAATCTTCCAGCGTCTTGTACAGCGCCTGCCCTGCGCCGCTGCCTCGCGCGTCAGGGGTTAGCCACCACCACAACTCTTGCACGATAATGTGTTGCGGGCCGAAGTACAGCGGGTACCGGAGCGCCCCGCAGATACCAACAATAGTGCCGTCTTTGACGGCCATCCACATGCCTACATCGGGGTTGTCGATGGCGCGGACCAAAAAGTCCGCCACGTTGTCGGGTGTGATTTCTACAAGTTTGCTGATCGGCGCCGCCGCAATAAACTCAACGGCCAGTTCGGTGTACCGGCCTAGATCGGCATATTCAGGGCGGCGGATTGTTATGGTCACTGCGTCACCTGGCGCCCGCTGGCGCGCATGTTGATCGCCGACGCGGTGCCGGCAATCGTCGAGATGAACGCGCTAGGGGATAGCACCTGGCCCACAATCTCAGGGAAGGTGTAGGTTTCGCCCGCTTGTAGCGTCTTGGTTTTGACGATTAGGTTATCGTTGCCGGCAGCGCCGGCGCCCGTGACTAGGTTGATGCTAAGCGTCGCTGCCGACGCGCTGTAGTTGGTTGCGGTGAACTTGTCGATGATCGTGGTCACGCCGGTCGACGTATATTGCGTCGTCTGCGTGTTCTCGGCGGTCTTTGCCGGGATCAGGACGGTTACGGTTACGGCCATGGGTTAGACCTCACTCATACAGGATGTTGATGCTGCCCGCATCAAAGGTGTCGGTGCCGCCGACGGTCGTGATGCGAACACGGTCGAGCGTGCCGGAAAGAGTGACAGTACCTCCTCCAAAAACCCCTTGTGGGGTAGAGTTTGCGTATGCAGCATGACTAGACACCCATACATTACTTCCAAAACTCGCTATCGTCATAATTCCACCGATTGCGTCTGTCGAAATATTAGTGCCAAAAGCATAGCCAGCCGCAGTAGTAGTTGTTGATGAAGTTGTGCCTGTGGTTGTGGAACTAGAAAGATATCCACTTGTTGTTACTGATCCGGCGCCAATCTGAACCAATTTTACGCTGGTGCCATTAGTGCTGACTCCATTGAACATAACCGTAATGCGCTTCACCCAAGACGGGATGCCGGTAAAATCAATGCTGGTGCCGCTGGTGCTGGCTTGCGAGGTGCCTTGCACCAGCGGGTAGACGCTACCCGTCACGCCATTGGCTTGCAGAGTGCCGGTGATGACCGCGTTACCGCTGACCGTAGCGTTGCCGCTAACCGTAGCGTTGCCGCTAACCGTGGTGTTGCCACTCGCGTCCAGTACGATGTTGTTGGTGACGGATGACCCGTGCTTGAGGTTTGTGGCTTGTACCGTGGACATGGCTAAACCTCACTCATACAGGATGTTGATGCTGCCCGCATCAAAGGTGTCAGTGCCGCCGACGGTCGTGATGCGAACACGGTCTAGCGCACCAGATAAAGCGACGGTTCCACTACCAAACCAAGTGTTATTACCGCCGGTAGTATTTGCAAACATATGAGTAGCAATCCAGATATTACTTCCGATAGTATAGAGAACCATTGTTCCGTATAAAATTTCAGCAGCCGCGCCTGAATTTATACCGAAACCTGTTGAAAATGTTGTGTTTCCAGAAATAGTGCTGGCGGATGTTGATATGCTTAAATAAGTATAACTTGTCGTTTGAACTGACCCGGCGCCAATTTGGATTAACTTGTTACTTGTACCATTCGTGCTGACACCATTAAACATCACCGTGACACGCTTCACCCAAGACGGGATGCCAGTAAAGTCAATGGATGTGCCGCTGGTGCTGGCTTGCGAGGTGCCTTGCACTAGGGGGTACATGGCCGCGGCCACACCGCCGACCTGTAGCGTCCCGGTGAGCGTAGCGTTGCCCGATGCGTCCACCAACAGCCGCTGTACGCCGCCGGTCGCGATGGCAACCTGGTCTACCGCTGGGTAAAAAACGCCGGTGTTGGTGTCGGCGCCCTGGATAGCAGGGGAGGAAGCGGTGCCGTCAACGCCTGAGATGCCAGTGGAGCCGGATATGGTAATGGGCATCAGATACCTCCTAGCGCGGCCTTAATTTCGTCGGGCGTCGCAGCTATATCAATTGCGTCTTGTATTAAAGCGTATTTCGCCCGAATGTCTTTTCTGGCTTGTTCAGCAGCCACAGCATCAATACCAGGGATTTGCTTCATGATGATTTCATCATGCGGCTTAAACTCCTCCGCACGGGCCGCACGGCGCATATCATGCGCGATGGACTTGGCCTTGGTGATGTTGATCGTAATCATTCGCTGTACTCCCAAGCGCCACGGAAGGTTCGGTCTGACGGGATGTCAGCGGCATCCACGATCTTGTACGGCTTACCCTGCGGCACATCCTTGGCGGCGATTTCTTCAATCGTAAGACCGCATTCTGGGGCTGGAACGATGACAGCAACGCCGCCTTCGTCTGTGGGGTAGATGATGCGTTGGTCCATGGTTGGCTCCTAGCGGAAAATAGCGACTGCAATGTAAGCAACATCAGTTGAAACGCCGCTATTGGCGCGTTGAGTACCAACTCGCAGCGCGGAAGTTGTTGGGGCGGTATTAAAATAACTAGTTAAATTTAAATCATCATTACCAGCGGTCCCCGTACCACAGGAACCAACAGCAGAATAATTAGCATCCGTTAAAGCCGTGGTTAGATTAACTGTATATTCACCCGTCCCATTGTCAGTAATACTAGTGACGTTCCCGCTGGCGCGAATCGCCACCGTCCCCGTGCCATTGAAATTTACCCAAGCCCGGCACCCATACGCCGTGGCAACGGAGCCGTAGCCGGAGTTGAATTGAAGATCGCCAGAACTGTTCCATGAAGGAGCGCCAGTTGAAAGCATCGCCGGCGTCACAACAGCAGAACTTCCGGTCGTCACCACATTGCCGGTAACCGCAGGAAACGTCGCTGTAAAATCGCTGGCGGTGCTGGGCGTGGTCAGGGTGACGCTGCCGCCACCAGATGAGTTGAGTTTTACCGGCATCTTACGTCACCGTCCATGTGCTGCCTGACGGAACGGTTACAGTAATGCCGCTCGCGACAGAAATTGGCCCAAACGTACCTGCATTTTGACCAGTTGGGATAGTGTAGTTGGTCGTCACGGTCTGGTCGTTAAGGTAGAATATCTTGTCAGTGCCGCCCCCAGCCGCGCCGCCGCCGATACTACCCCACAAAGTGCCATTGTAGCCTTCAAAGCTGCCCAGCGTCGTGTTGAACCGCAAATACCCTGACGCGCCTGTAGGCCGCTCTGCGGTAGTCCCTACGGGCACCAGAACAGCGTCTGTGGAAAGGATGGACAGCTTAACCGCGGAACTTGTGCCGCCTATGGCAATCCGACCGCTGACGTAGGCGTTGCCGTTGACGTACAGATCGCCGTCAACCGTGGGTGAGAACGACGCGTCAGGACCGTAGACGTTATCGTAAGTGGCAATGGTAATGCCGGTCGAGGTCTTCAGCACAAACTTGTACGCTAAAGTGTTGTCTAGCCAAATCTCGTTTACGCGGCCGGCAGCGTCCAAAACAATCGGGTTGGCATGTGGTGTCGTGCCAGAAGACGACGTGTAGGTCGCAAGCGGCGTTGTGGTGCCTGCCTCATAAGTGTAGATCAGGCCTCCCGTAAGCGGGACGCCGTTGTTGTCGAAAAACTGCCCTCCGACGCCGGCAAAGAGTGATATAACGACGGTCATGCTCTACCTCGGCACAAGGGTTATTGTGGGCGCAACAGTGTATGTTACGCGCAAATAATCGTATGGCGAAAGCCAAAATACCCCAGAAGTGGCCCCAACACCATAGAAAGTTGTGTTGTCGCGCGAAAAAGCTATCGCCGACACGGTGCCCCCGGTCACAATTACATCGGCAGGCCGCCCGGTTGTGTTTTGGTAGGTAAAAGGCGACGCTCCAACAACCACGTTTGAGGGAAGGATAAACCGCCCCGGCACGTCGTCCATAAGAGGCGGCGTGACCGCTAGGGCCTGCACTTGGCTCTGCAAGACCGCGTCAGCGTTGGCTGCGTAGGTGTCTGTGGGGTTTAGCGCAGCAGCTTGCAGCGCCTGCACGAAGACCGCTGGGTCGTCTGATGGAGGCCCTAGCTGCACGTCTTGGAGCGTGTCGGTGTTGGACCCGCCGCCGGTAAGGTTAAACAAGTTGAAGAAGAACCTGTACCACTCGCGCGCCATTAGCCCGGTGCGGTCGTCAATCAACGGCACCCGAGGGGCCGGGATATTGGTTACATTAGGAGGACTAGCCATTGGTCGGGCTAATCGCCAGTTCGGCGCCCAAAATGGTTATTTTAACCGGATCAGTGCCCGACACCTCGTACACTCGGTCGCGGATTTTTTGTGTCATGCCAAGGCGCCGCCAAATGGTGCGGTAGCCAAACCGCCCGATCTGGCCCATAGACTTCCAATGCTCGTTGGACCAGGTATGGCCGCCGTCATCAGACCAGCGCAGCATCGCGCGCGGCACCATGGTGGCAAGATTGGTCGCGGTTGCGTAAATGTAGTCGCCGCTCTCAGTTATTAAGAAATCGTCACCTTCAGTCAAAAGCGCGCCCGACAAGTATGCGCTGTCGAATATCTCGTCGTCAGACGGCGCCGTGCTTAAACCCACGCCAGTTTCGCAATCCAACTGAAGCGCGTGGTGCGCGGTGCGGCGCAGGTCGTTTTGGCCAGTAGGCAGCGCCCGCCACGACCGCAGCCATTTTTGCTCGGCGCCGTTGTCAGCGTACACGTCAAGATCAAAAGCGTAGATGTTGCCGTTCTCGTAATCGCCAATGACAATTTCGTCGTTGAAGTTCATCTGGCAATTGCCGCGGTGCCGGGTAAACTGGCCGTTATTCCAGCCGGCGCGCTCGTGCCAGGCTTGGGTAGCCACATCGTACACCCATGTCGTATTGGCTGACGGAAAGACCAACACATAGAACGAATGGCCGTCTTGCTGATAGGTGTAGCCTATTGCGTCGGACAAATTGCCGTACTGTTGGATTTGCCATTCAACGGCGTGTGTGGAAACGCGCTGACCGCTGTAACCGTTTGCCCGGTAGACAATGCCCCGGCCGCGCGCGTCGGCGCCCAGCCAAAACAGGCCGTTGTCCAACTTGGCGACCGAATAGGCTGCGGCGCAGCCGATTTCGTTGAACGCCCCTTGGATGCGTTGCAGCGGGAAATCTGCGGTGCCGGCGTCGTACCAAACTTCGACGGAGGTAGTACCAAACAGCCAGACTTCGCGGTGGTCTACAATCAAAGCTACAAGCCCGTCAGGCGAACCTTCCGCGCTGGCAAAGTCCAGCGGGTCTACCTGCGTACCTTCCAGCAGGCTGGTCACCCAGAACTTTTGGCTGTTTGGTTCGTTAAACACAAAATAGCCGTCGATGTACCCGACCGTCACAGCGCCAGGAAAGTCGATGTCATTGATTTGCTGGAAGACGTTTGTGAACGTGTTGTAGATGTAGCTGGGGCCGTTGGCGGCGATGAACAACTGAGTGCCGTTGTCCGTCATGGACACAGGACCGGTGTTGGCAATCGTGCCTAACGCCGTCGCGGCCCAGTTGCTGTTGAGTTTATACAGCGTGTCGCCAGACACCACATACGCGTAGGCGCCCATCTGCCAAAGGCCGCGCACAGGGCCTGTGCCTATTGTAGCCAATAGCCGTAAGCCTGGTGCCCGCTGAAGAAACGCCGGCTCCTTGCCGCCTTCCGGTACAAGTTCTGGAAAGAGGTTGACCATGCGGCTGTCCGCAGCGTTGACGCTGCGGGCTACATAGGTGGACCCAAGGATCGGCGTTTTCATCAGTAGTTGCCGGCAAAAATGTTAAACCGCTGGCGGGTGCCTACAATGCTGTACGGCAGCGCCATGATGTCGTCAGGGTTGTTGATGCGCTTGAGATTGCGTTTAGATGTCATCGCAATTCGTTGCACTTGCGGAGTAGGCTCTATGCCAAATTCAGGAGCCAATTCGCAAGCCAAATTATAGCGGAAACACCGCAGGTAGCCGGGCGGAAACGCCAGCGTTGTAGCCAGATTAGCGGGTTGCGTCAGTGGTTGGACCGACACGATGTGAAATTCTAGCACTTTGGTCGGCACCGGATAGACGTACATTTCAATGTTGGGGTACGTCATGTTGATCCACAGTACCTGCGGGTATGTGCTGGTAACGGTCTTGACCGCAATGCCGTTGTATTGCTGCTGATTGATCAGCTTAAGGCCGTAGGAGATGCCGGAAGCCGGATCGCGAAAATAAGTGCTGTCGTCAACCAAAATGGGACGCTCACCTACAATATCTCCGGTCGGCCCAAATGTGCGCGAAATAGTGCCTGGGGGCCAAGTTTCTACTTGGTCTTGCGTGGAAAACACAGACAGCCGTTCCGTGTTCCAACTGTCGATCATCTGGTTAAGAGCATACAGCGCGTCTTGTGAAGTTTCCGACGACGGCGTTTCACCTTCAGCCAAAACATTCAGCAGGCGAAGCGCGCCATTAATTTGATCACCCGCTGTTGTCATCGCCGTTATCCTCTTTGACTACGCGAGGCCGGCTGCGGCGCCGGCTAGCTAACCCGTTTATGCTTTCGGCAGGTTCCGGTGCCGGAGCCGGCGCAGCAGGGTTATAGCGCATCCAGCCGCACTCTTCATCATAAATTGCTTCGGCGTCCATCGTGGCGACCTTAGTGCCGTGATGGGGGTGCTGTAGATAGATTACGGCCATACAAACCTCTGAGGGTCGGCCCCTGCCGAAGCAGGGGCCGGGTCGGTTACGAAATCGCGTACAGCGCCCAGGAGTTATCCCCCAGACGACGTGCGCGGAAGGCCCGCACGGTGCCGGCAGTGGCCGCGATGGTCATAAGACCCTGCGAACCGCTGGAGCCGATTGTCCAGCCAGTGTTGGTGGTCATCGTGATGACGCCCGCCGTCGTCGTGTTGATGACGCGGAAGTCAAAAGAAGAACCCACCTTGGAGTTGTTCAGGTAGGCGTCCAGATCGGACGCCAACGGCAGCGTGTAAGCGGCGGTCGTCGTCGGCGTACCGATGATGATGCCGTTAGTAAGCTGCGCGGCCGTCAGCGTCGCGCTGTCCGTAGCCGTCGCCGGCGCGGGAACAGTGACGATTTCCGGTTCGTTGAGGTTGCCATCACCAATCTGATAGCCGCCACCGACAGAAGGAAGTGCCATGATCGTGTTCTCCTATCTCTACCTGTTAGCCCCAGAGCCGCACGGCCATTGGCGGGCGGATGGCGCTGAAACCGTACAGCACGTCAATACGGCACGGCAGGCGGTCGTTGTTGATGTCGTACTGGCGCACAACACGCATGGAAATGCCGTTGTGGACCTGACGGGAAGCCATGTCGACACCCTGCGGCAGCAGAAGGTCGGCAGTGGCGAAGGAAATCGCGTCCTTGTGGTACACGAGGTTCTGCGGGTACTGCGTGGAAGCAGAGCCGAGGAACGTAACCGCAGCGGTAGCCACCGGGAAGCTGTCTACAGTCGCCAGCGCGTTGCTGGAGGTGTAGATGGCGGGCGCAATCTTGACAGCGGTGTAGGCGCCACCGGAAGCCGTGTTGGCTTCGGTCACGACGAACTGCTGCAAGGAGCCGGTGGATTCACGGGTCTGCGGGTTAACCGCGTACACGTTGGCGATGGTGAACACGTCGCCGGCGGCAATCGTCTGAGAGCCGGTGCCGGTGATGTTGATCGTCGCCTGGCCCTGCGTGGACACAGTGGTGGTCACCGTGTGCGCGCCGGTGCGGCTGCCGGTCGTGTGCTGCTTGATGGACTGAGACATGTTGATCTCGTCAAGACCCAGCACACCTTCACCCATCAGGCCGTTCTTGAACTGGCGGGAGATCGTGTTGACCGGGTTGAAGAGGCCCTTCAAGCCTTCAACCAGCCCAGCGTTGGCGGCCGGGTTGACCGTCGCGTAGCGCGGGGACATGACGGCAGCAGACTCGTTCAGCTTCTGCTGGGCCTGGAGCAGCACCAGAGAGGTCGCCGGAGTCGTGCCGGGGGTGCCGACAGACTGGAAGATCGACTTGTAGGAGTTGGCCACGTCAGCGTCGATGCTGGACGCAAGCTGCGAAATACGCGGCTTGAGAACGCGCTCAGCGAAGTCGTCCAACTGCATGGTCAGTTCGGCAGACGTGAAGTTCACACCGATGTGCTTCTGGCTGGAAACCGTCAGCGTGGTGAACTGTTCGTTGTCGTCCTGCACTTGCAGCGCGGCGCCGTCGGTCACCAGAGCGCGGTCTGGCAGACGGATGCGGAGGGTGGAGCCGATCTTCGCGCCTTCGACGGCAAAGCTGTCGTCGTACTGGCGGTTCACGGTGCGGGTGATCACAAGGTTGTTCTCGAGGATTTCGAGAGCCTTCCGGGTGATCATGTCGATGGTAAGAAGTGAATTAGCCACGGTGGCTGATCCTTATACTTAGCGGTTGCGGGAAGCCTCCCAATTCTTGATCTGGCGCATACGCTCCGCTTCAATCCATTCTGACGTTGACATGGATTTAATAGACCTAGGGTCTGTCGTGTCATAGGCAGGGGAGGAAGTCGAACGCGCAGTCACCGGAGCAATAGGGGCGGGCGCGGTTGAGGTTTTTTTCAGCGGCGGATCAGAAGCCATCTTGGCTTCGATTTTGCCGATTTCCTTGGCCTGCAAAATAGGCGGAAGGTTGGCGATACGCGCAGACTCTTTTGGATTGGACCCTAACCAATAAATGATGTCGGGGCCAACGTCAGAAGCCTGAATTGTCTGGGCCATAACATCGGTCACAGGAAGGCTCGGGTTGTACGCGACCTGTTCAAAGTCGTCGTATTTACCGCGCGCGGTTTCCTCTTTCTCGTGATATGTTTCCAGCAATTTAGCCTGTTGCTGGGCTGCTTCACGCTGACGAACCAACTCTTGTGCTTTTCGTTCGGCCAAAGCCTCTGCGTACTCAGCAGCGTTGTTGAAATCATCAGGCGCTGGAGGGTTGACGGGCATAGCCCGCTTCGCTTCCAGTTCAGCCAGCCTTTGGGCTTGCTCACGCTCCCATTTCCGTTGTTCACGGGCAAGGCGTTTGCCGACAATCGCGTCCAATTCTTCTTGGGTGAAGGTCTTAGGCGCTTCTGTCGCTTGGTCTTCCGGCAATGAGGCATCGGTTACAGGCGCCGCCGTAGCGGCCTGTTCCGGCGCGGGTGCTTCCGCTAAATCTTGTACTGTTTCAGACATTGGTGTTCCTTACGAACCCTGGTGGACCGCACCAGTACGGTTGTCAGACAACGGCGGCCATTATGACCCAGTTCGTGCCGTTGCTTACGAGAGTGGCCCACCGACCTGCGGTAGCCGCAAGAATGGCCGTGCCCGCCACGCCGCCGGCGAGTGGCACGACGTTGGACGAGGCTGACACAACAGTAAAAGCCGCAATGGTTTTAATCGTCACTTCGCGGCCGGTCCAAGACGCAGCGGCGGGAAGCGTGACTGTTATGGTGCCTGTTCCGTTGCAAATGACCCAATTTTCGGTATCTGCAAGCGTAAAGCTGGCCGTTTTTGTGACCGGGGCGCCTCGCGTCAGAGAACCTACAGGCACGGCGCGGCCGGAAGTTAAGTTAGACACGCTGACCTGATCAGTAACGCCGCTCTGGACAATCGGCACCAACTCCGCGCCGGTAAGCGGCGTGGTAGCGGCCGGGAGTTCAGAAATCTTGACGTTAGCCATCTGCGTGCCCCTACCGTATGGTGTTACTTGTAGTTAATGGGACGCGCGTAAAGCGTACCGCCAGCGGCTGTTTGAATTGCGCTGACCCGCCACGGAGCCCCGGTGCCGGTAGGCAAAATCAGGTTTACAAGGGTGTTGGCCGGGATCGCAAAAGACGCCGTGGTGGCGGTTACACCCTCACCCACAAGCACATGACACGCAGTGGTCGCCCACACGGAAACAGCTTGAGGGCCTGCCGGCCAAGTAGCCGTAGACGCGGCCGTCGCGGTAAAAGCCGCGGTGCGGGTGGGAAAATCGGCGTCCGAAAGCGGGTTAGTGATCGGGAGTTCCATGGCACGTCCTTACGCGAGGAATTTCAGTTTATACAGCGTCGTCAAATACAGCCCGACAATCTCGTCGATGATGTTCTGCAACGCCGTATCAGACTTGTCGCACACTTTATAGCGCATATCCTCAATTTCTTTGAGGCTATCCTCAAGAAATTCGGTAATATTGGAGGTTTTGCGCGCGGAGTGCAAGGAAATTGGACCGATAAGCCCGTGCCGGCCTTGATAGGCCTCGGCAAACTTGTCGGCTAGGTCGATCACATCGTCGTAAAACCCGCCCAAAGCCTTGTGTTTGGCAAAACTGCGGGTGTTTAGATGGACCGAATGGGCCACATCGCGAGCCAAAAACATGCAGCCGATAAATTCAGCGCAACTCATTGCATTTGGCCTCCTGGCGGCATTTGAGGTGGCATTCCGCCCATATCTGGGGGCATTCCGCCCATTTCCGGTTGCATTTCCGGCATTTCGCGTGAAATTGGGCCGCCGGGGCCGACCAGATCGCCGGTATCCATGGCCGCCGCGATGGTGCCCATCACGATGTCTTGGATTTGATCGGGCGTCATGCCGGCCTGGACCGCGGAAATGCGCTTGGTTTCGGCGTCGTAGGCCTTGATCTGCACTTCCTGCGCCTCGATCGACTGTTCGACGCGCTGCAACATGCCGACGACTTGGTTCAGTTCCTTAGTCAGGGCTTCGATCTGCATCTTGGCCATCTGCATTTCGGGCGATTGGTCTTCGCCTTCCATAACCTTTGGATCAATGATCTTAGCAAACCGCGCCGCCATCTCCTGCGCGCCCGGCCAATCCATATTTTTGATGAATAGATCACCGGCAACAGTCCAAAGCTGCGGGTTAGACTGCAACAGCATAGACATGGCGTCCAAGGCTTCCTGACGCTTGGTCATGTAGCCTGGCCCAGTGGTCACGCACACGTCGTAAACGCCGACCGACGGGTTGTAAATCTTGTCGATCACAAGCCCGTTCTCGTCGCGGATTTCCTTGACCGGCTCCGGCTGCATGGGATTGATCTTCACCATGCCCACTTCGCCGTCCAGCCCCACGATGCGCGCCACGCGGGCGGTGTCGTAAATCTTGGGAATCAGGTCCACAAGCTGCCGGGTAACGTAACGGATAGCGCGGGACAGGTTGTCAACATAGTGGTAGGTGCCCGTGTCGCCCTGCTTTTCGCGCGCCAGAATGGCCCGGCCAGACCGCTCGTTGCTCTGCGCCCCTAGGCTGCTGTCGTACTGGCCTGTGGTGCCCTTGATGTCATCAGCAGCGCCCAATTTAGCCTGTATGAGGCCGGTCTGGGCCAGCGGCGGTGGCGCGCGTTGCGGCAGCGGCAGAGGGCTTCCAGCGCCGTCTGTAACGTCGGGATTGACCTCTAAATACGGCCAATTGTTCGTGTTGGCCGTCTTCCACTGCATCTCGTAGCCTTCAAACTGGCCACCGTAGCCAATGAAGGGCGCTTTGGGGGCCAAAGCCAGCATTTCAGCTTCCTGGCTGACCCAGTAGTTGTACATGCGCTGGGCATCCTTGGCGTTCCGCACAAGGCCCGACACATAAAGCTGACCGTCAACCTCAAACTCGTTGCCGATTACGCGCACGACGGGGATGTATTTGCCGGCCCAATCGCGTTCTTCCAACACCTCAAACCCATTGGTCTTAACCCACTTGACCTTCTTGCGGTCGACCACGCGGCTACGCAGCGGCTTACCAAACATCGCCTTCAGTTGCTTGTCCTGTGGCGTATTGGCGAAGGCTGTAATGTTGTCGGGGTAGAGGTTTAGCGTCGCTTTTTCGTGTTCGTAGTAGAAGTATTCGGCGATACGTACCATGTCTTCCGAGAGCCATTGAGAAAGGCTCTGGTCGCCCACGCCTTGCGACATGAGGCTAGAAATCGGCGCAGCATCTGGAAACATGCGTTCATAGTCGGCCTTGCTCACGTCTTCGGTGATGAAGCACCACTCGGCGTCGGCGCCGCACGGGTCTTGGATGGCCGGGTCCATGTAGACCGAAAACGAGTTCCGCACCCGCCCGATCTTGATGTCCTGGTCAAAGCTGTCCTCGCGGGCGTACTCCGTCAGAATGCGGATGTAGCCCTCGCCGTAGGTGACCTGGTTGTCGCAGGCCGTGTCGTAGGCCACGTCGGCGTCCGAGATGTACTCGATGTGCCGCACCATGCCGTCAAATATCTCGGCCACGCGCACGTCCGCGCGGTCGTCAGCCGGTATCACCTTGCCGGTCGGCCGGTTCTGCCGCTGCTCGTTGGTCACCTGGCGCACATGCTGCGGCAGCTTGTTGATCGTCAGGCACGGCCGCGCGTTGATCGTCTGGCCCTGCACGGACCCGCGGGTCGCCAGCACGTCCGCCGGCCACTGCCACTGGTTGTCAGGCGACCCGGCCATAAAGCGCAGGTCGTCCAGTTCGTCCTCGCGGCTGTCCGAGTAGGCCGACAGCGCCATGGTGTAGCGCCGGCGCATGACGGACAGACGGTCCTTGTCGTCGCTGTCCGATACCTTGCCTGCGGCTTCTACATCGTTGGCGGCCATTACTTGCCTTTCTTAGCCGCTGCGCGCTTGGTTGCGTACGCGATGGCTACAGCCTGTTTTGCCGGCTTGCCGGCAGCAATTTCGGCCTTCACGTTCTTGCGAAAGGCGTCCTTGGAGGTGGACTTTACCAGCGGCATGTCACTTGCCCTTCTTGGCTGGCTTGGCCGTCTTGGCAGACTCACGGAACGCCGCAGCAGTAGGCGCGCCCTTGGTGCCCGGCTTCCGCATCTTCTCGCCAGACCCGGCCGCGATGCGCTCCCGTTTGGCGTGGATGTTAGCGTATAGACCCGGTTTTGCCATTAGCACTTCCACCTTCTCATGCTGGCCTTCGCCCTGTCGGCGTTCGCCGACTTGGCTACCACGCCCGCCATGCGGGCGCAAAAGGATTTTTTACGCCCCTTGTCCGCTTCGGTCTTGGGGTTGGGGGCCGGAGGCTTCAGGTTGGAGCCTGTCTCACGATTGTACTTAGCGCGGCCCTTGGCGGTCAGGCCCGCGCCCTTATCGGTTGGTAGCTTCTCGCCTCGGCCTACGGCCAGCGAAACACTTTTCTTGGCCATCGCGTCCCCGCTGTGCCGGTGGGAGTGTTAGACGCAGTGGATTAGCGCGTAGTTGACCACGACCGCTTCAGACAGCGACCCGGCGCTGATGTTCCGCACCGTGATGGACGCAGACCCGGCGCTCAGGCCAGACACCCAGCAGTTGTACGCGCCCGCGGTAGCGCCGGCGGCCACGTTCAAGATAAGGATGTCGTTGGTGCTGATGTAGCTGTTGTTCAGCGTGAACGTCACGTTGGTCGTGGCGCCCAGCGCCGCGTTGTTCATCGTGATCTGGCCGGCGGGCTTGTTCAGCGTCACCGCGGTCGACTTGCTGGTCGCCTGCGTTACCGTGCCCTGGCCCTCGGTGGTGTAGCCAAGTTGCTCATCGGACAAAATAATGTTTGCGCCGTTGATGTCCTGATCGGTGAACGCTACGCCGATTGGTTTCGTGTAGGCCATGGTTACGCCCCCATCCAAGAGTTTGAAATTCCGCCCGGAGCATAGGCCCTGCGCGGTGCCCTGTCAACAAATTCCCGGTGGGCTACAGGAAACGCAAACGTCACCGCGATGGCGTCGGCCGCGTCGGGCGAGGCCAACCCGCGGGCCTTCATATCCTTCTTGCTTTCCAAGAAGATAGTCCCTTTACTGTCCGGTTTCATCATCGGCCCGGTCAGGTCGTTCTTGAGGTAGCGGTCCAGCGGGATGGACGCGTCCTTCAGCCAGGTCCGCATCTCGCCCCACATCTCGGCCCGCTTGTTGCCCCACATCAGCGGGTTCTTCGACTTGTTCCCGAAGTTGACCCCCTTGATCTTGTACCGCTGCTCCTTCAGCCGGTCGACGATGCCGGCGCCTAGGCCGCCCTCGTCGATCACCACCAGCGCCGGCTTGTACGTCTCGATGGCGTCGATGACGTGGCCCACCACCGTCATGGTGTCGTCGCCCTTGTGGCGTTTGATCGCCACGATGTCGCGTCCCTGCCGAATGGCGATGACCGTGCTGTCAGACCCGAACCGCGCCGGGTCCACGCCGATGATGATGGGCGCCGACGGGTCCTTGTGCTGCGGCCGCCGCATGGCGTCGTCGACGGTGGAGGCCCCGATGAACTGGTCGTCGGACGCGTTGGGGAACTGGCCATACACCTCGACGTGGGCCTGGGTGCTGTCGGGGCCGTACTCGTCGATGATCTGCTGGTAGACCTGCTTGTCCGTATGCTCGACCGTGCGCGCGTCCACGATCTTGGTGTCCCAGAAGTCCCGCTTGGAATGGAAGCACTCGTAGAAGTAGCCGCTGTTGCGCCGCGGGTTGCTGAACGCCAGCCAGAAGCGGTGCGGCGTGTTCTCCGTGAAGAAGCCCGCCGCGACCGACCAGATGCTGTCGTCGATACCGCTGGCTTCATCGAACACCAGCATGACCCCAGCGAAGTTGTGGACCCCCGCGTAGGCGTCGGGGTTTTCCGCCGACCACAGCCGGCCCTCGACGCCCCAGTACCGGGTGCCCATCTTGAGGTCGCGCTCCACCAGTTCCGTCAGCCACTTGGCCGGCATCAGCCGGGTGGCGCTGACCTCAAACCAGTGGCTGTTGAGCGCCATTGAGAGCCACTTGGTAATTTCCGCCCATGTGATCGACCGAAGCTGCGCCTCGGAGTTGGCCGACACGATGGTTGTCGAGCCAATCCGCGTGGTTAGCATCCAGATGACCAGCCAACTGACCAGCGCCGACTTGCCGATCCCGCGGCCGGATGAGGTCGCCATCCTGAGCGTGTCGAAGTCGATCTTGCCGTTGTTCTGCTTCACATGGTCGGCGATGCGTTGCAACACCTCGCGCTGCCACCGGCGCGGGCCGTCGAAGTGTTCCAGCGGCGTCCCTTTTTGGCCCCACGGGAACACGAACAGCACGAACTTCAGCGGGTCGTCCTTGATGGCCGGCGTCCACAGCCGGCTCATCAGTTCCATTTCGTCGTCGGCGCTATACCGTGTGGTTTGCATTTTCTGCCTGTTCGATTACGCGCGGGTCTGGCGGGGCAGCCTCGGCCACGCCCTCAATGACGCGCCGCTGGGCCTCTTGCAGCGCGGAGGTGATGGAGATGGTCTGGTTGACCTCGACCTGCACAGCTTGCTTAGCGACCCAGCCGTGGACGTGCTTCAGCACATCCAGCGCCGCCTTGGCGTCGCCGGCGCGGGCGGCATCATGCAGCACCTTGGACATCTCCATCTCGCCGTCGGCCCGGCCCTTCTCTGCGGCCAGCGCCGCCAGCGGGTCGAACTCGCACAGCGCGCGGTACTCGGTCGGCGTCATGCCGGATGCTAAGGCCAGCGCCTCGCCACGCAATCCGTTACGCGCGGCGTGATAGATGGCTTCGAGACGCGCCTCGGTTGCTTCCAGTTTGCGCGGCTCATAGGGGAGCGAAAAGACTGCCATAGATTTTGTATAGCATGGCTGGTTGGGTTTGCAAAAAATAAAAAATTGTTTGCGGACCCTCCGTGCCCAGGGACGGGGGGCGCCGGGCCCCCCTCCCCCCTGCCCTCGGCGGACGGCCCTCAGCAAATAATTAATGATTGAATGTAAATCATTAATGCATTGCAAGGGCGGCCGGCATGCTCGGCGCCAGACCAGGGCGCAGACCAGGGCGCAGACCAGGGCGCAGACCAGGGCGCAGACCAGGGCGCAGACCAGGGCGCAGACCAGGCGTAACAGGTTCTGTTACTAGGCAATATCGGCATTCTAGGTCATGCGGAAAACATCGCGCCAGCGCGACGGCGCGCCAGCTAGCTGCCAGCATGATGCGCAACGGATTATGTTGCGTGATGCGCGGGCCGTTTGCGCGGGCCTAGGTCACCGATAGGTCAAATCGGTCAAATCGGTCATGCAAAAAACAGTCGCCGCCGCTCGTAGTGGTATAGGCTATACCACTATATATTTTTACATAATATTTAAGATGGTCTCAAGATAACTAGTATAACCTAGAAAACCGATACTTTTTGAAAAAAGCTTGTAAATCCAACTACATGAACGCCCTGGCCAAATACCGCGCTAGGTCATGGCTAGCGTTACCTATTTTCCCCAAACATGGATAAAATGTAAGATAAAACTTTCTGTTACACTCTGATTTGCCTTATTCTTGCCACAATCGGTCTGTAAAAGAATATGCATCGATCAAATCGATGACCTATTTTCGGAGGGAAAAACATGAGGTTTGCAATAGAATTGCTTGCACAAATAGCGCTTGGCGCGCTTGTGTTGTTTGCGTTTTGGCTCGCGCTTGTCGTGACGCCTTAATCAGTAGGGGAGGGGAAAACCATGTCTAACTATCATTTCACGTTGAAAAGCCGCAACGCAAAGACCGGGCCGATCCCGACAACGGTAACCAGCGCTGACACATGCCCTGAAGCTTGCCCATTGAAGGCAAAGGGTTGCTACGCCAAGGGCGGGCCGCTCGCCATGCACTGGCGCGCGGTGACTGAGGGCGCGCGCGGTGGCAGCTTGCAAGCGCTTTGCGACGACGTGGCAGCGCTGCCAGCTAATACGCTATGGCGTCACAATGTGGCGGGCGATTTACCGGGCGAGGGCGACACGATCGACAAGGGCGCCATGCTGGCGCTGGTCAGCGCCAATGAAGGCAAGCGTGGCTTTACCTATACTCACAAGCCCGCGCATGGCGCCAATGGTGATTTGCTGCGCTTCGCCAATGCCAAGGGCTTTACCGTCAACCTATCGGCAAACACGTTAGCGCATGCTGACCAGCTTGCGGCCCTCAATATCGGCCCCGTCGTTGTGGTGCAGGATGCGGTGGAAGGCACGCGTGCCGATACTGTCACCCCTGCCGGCCGCAAGGTTGCAACCTGCCCTGCCACGTATCGCGACGACGTAACTTGTGCCTCTTGCGGTCTCTGCGCCGTGCGGGATCGCAAGGTTATTGTCGGCTTTCCCGCCCATGGCGCCGCCAAGCGCGCGGCCGCTACCATTGCGAAAGGCTAACACCATGACCACCACCACCACCCAAGCCCTTGCCAACCTCTCAGATGCGGCCGTCGCAGCGCTGCAAGGCGCCCTAGTCACGCGCGGCCCTCGCAAGGGGCGCCTATTATCTGCCGCGCCACCAAGCCAGAGCATGGCCTATGCCGCATGGCAGGGCGCCATGCTCTCATGCAATCCGTACAAGGCCAGCATCGCGGCGCTCATGTTC